TCTCAAGTGATCTGGTCTTGCTCCACAAGCTACTTCGTCACTAGTACGGAAGCTTAAGATATTCTGATTGCCTTTTCTGTAAAGGTATCCGATGGCATCAGATTGAGAGGTTGTAATCCTCTTGAGTTTACCAGTAAGATCTAAGTCCATACTGTTGAAATCTGCACCGGCTTTCTCAAGCATCACATCTTTAATGTGCCCGATTAAGATCACTCTTGGTGCCCAGGTTTTGATGTACTCGATCATCTTTGTAAATGCTTCACGAAGATAAGGATATCCTGCTCCGTTGGGCATGTTAAGAATAGATCCGTACTCTGGTTTCAACTTTGTGTACCAGTTTTTACCCATTGAGGTGCGCGAGTAAATAAGTTCAGCATAAGGAACACACATCTCTTCCAATGCTGTAATAGTATCTACTGCTACGTATTTGTAAGGTCTTCCTTGACGAATGATCTCGTCTCCGATTTCCTTGATCTCCTCTACGGTGTTCGCTTTGATTTTCATAGCGTCAACGTAATCTGTACCATGTTCCAAGTCAAGAATCAAGCAGTCTGGCAATTGCGCAAACAAGCTTGTCTTTCCTACTTTAGGCTTGGAAAATACGATAAGGTTCTTCGGGCTTTGGTGAGCCGCAGCGACCTTTGCTGTTGGTAGCACAATCTTTGGTGCTTCTGTTTTTTCCTTACTCATGCTAGGGCTTTTGTTATCATCTCGTTAATCCATTGCTTATTACTTACTGGTTGCTTCCAGAGTATAGCAGCAAGATCTCTAACGGTTGCTTCTTTTAAAGGAAGATCTCCTTTAGTTTCTTGCATTGATGGAGCTTTGTTCTCACTCCCAGCAAATAACTGGAGTTGGCCAGTAGCATGTTCCTCAACAAGAGTTTCCGGCGGATTAGCTTTCACCAGGATAAGTTCTGCTGTTGGAATCAGGTAACGCACAATACCCTTACCATCGAGTACTTCGTATTCCTCTTTGTAATTAGGATTGTAGCGCCATTTATAAAGTCTTCTCTCAGGATCTTGAGGCTCATACTCAGCGTCCGCAAACTCTGTGTAGATGTCCTGTCCTTTTGCAAGTTCACTTGCGAAGAATGCTAAGTATAGCTCGTTCTTCCCTGCCGGTTTATAGGCAAGCTTCGGAATAAATAAAGCATCTGGTATTCCCAGCTTTTCGAAGGTAGGTTCGTGAAGCTTACGAAGCAGCTTCATTCTTTCCTTTTTGTCCTCCGGCTTTTCGGTTGTTTGTATACCACTCATGATCTAGTTGTTATTTTTCGTTCTTGTGTTGGTGGCGTATCCATTTCAGATACTTGCATCTTGTCAAACTCTGCTCGCATAAAACTCATTCTGGTATCACCATTACGAGCTTTAATGAAGTGGAAGACTAGCACACTGAGATCTTCGATTATGTATCGCTCTACTCCGTAGAACTGGATCTTCTGTTTTGCAGGTCTGTTTACTCCTACAACCGTATCTGCATGTTGTAAGAGAGCATCTGAACCATAGATGTCAGATTCCAAGATGTGGTTACCGTATTTTCCATCTTCATTCCTTTCGGGACGATCGATGTCACGGTTGAGTTGACTCAGGACTATAAACGCTATTGGGTACTTTCTTTTGAGATCTGTGAGTGCTTCTCCGAGTGCAAATAGAGTATCATGTTTATCTTTCTCAAAGGGAGCTTTCTTGAGTAGTAATGAGTGATCGAGAGTGATAATTGTCTTGGTGTATTCCTTATAAGACTTTCCAGCCTTATCAACTTTTTGGACAGAGTGTGCGTCCATGTATTCCGCAATCGTTTCTCGGAACTCTGTGACAGTACATGGCTCATCGATTATGTCAATCGGATGTTCAATCATCTTCTTCGCATAAGCATAGCATTTAGCCATGTCTTCATCCGTGATAACACCATCAGCGCTACACAGATATTTATACGCTCTTCCGATGAACGAAGAAAAGGATCTCATAGCAGAGACTCTTCCCACCATTTCAAGACTAAACTCAAGCACGCGGAATGATGTGCTTTTATTTAGTGCAAACGCTTCACGGATAATCTGGTCTTTGATAAGAGTCTTACCGGTTCCAGGTCTTGCCGCTATTACTGTTGTCGAGTTCCATTCTATGCCGTCAGCAATGGCATCGTTAAACTTCTTCCACGGAGTCTTTATACTCGTGATTGTCCCATTCTGTCGCCCTCGCATATAATCGAGAGCTTCTTGATAGGACTCTTTCTGAGATCTCCACTTACGCTTTCTATAGTTTGGTTGACTCATAATTAGTGGCGACAATTCCCTGAGCGTACTGTTGAGTACACTTAGGAAAACATCGTAAAACGGGTGATTTGGTTCCTCTGCAAACGTAGTAAAAAGCTGTGACATGACCAAACATTTCTTGTAGTTTTATCCACATAGATCTGCTTGATGCACAGCTAGTTATACCACCTTCTCCTTGAATATTTTAGGCTCATCATTATCATCTCCAGCGCTAACAATTTCACACCAATCTGCAAGATCTGAGTGTGTTATGTTCTTCTCGTTTTTCCGGATGAAGTACATGGATGTTCTGGTGAACTTATAGTTATCACGCAGTTGTTGTTCCATGTATCGTGCTGTAGCTTCCAAGATAACTTCCCAAGGATAAGTGTAGTTGTCAAAGAACCATCTGAAGTTGGTCTCAACGTTTTTGATATTCGACCGCATATACTTACCACTCCCTGCTTTACGCTTAGGAAAAAGCTCGTTATACTTAGTCATGTTTTCCAGAAAGTCTTTTCCCAGCAGTTGAGTACTGGTCTTCTTCTTGTGGATCTTGAAGAAACTTTCTACCTGTGCGAGAATACTCATCGCCTTAGGCTCCAGCTGCATGTTTTCAGTTATCCAACCTGCTTGCTGAAGTGTGTGTAATTCTTTATGAATGTTGATGTTTAGAGCACCTACAGATTCTCTCATGCAATACAAGAGATAGAACTCATTCGGTGTCAGATTCGCCTGAGCTATCTTGTTGAACATCTCCATCATCACTAAATCGCTTTTTGTAGCCATTGATCACGGTATTATAGATTCTTGTTGCTAGAACATCATGGGTTTCTAAGAGAGCCACCATGTGTCTATTACTGTGAATAGCTGTTGCATGATCGTAGCCGATGTGAGTAGCCGAAACAGATGGTCCGTATCCTATATCGTATGCGATCTTTAAGAAAGCTTGACGATACATGACTATTTCTCGTTTCCGAGTTCTTAGCCTTATACCCATAGGAGTATAAAATTGCGGATCCTCTTCCTCCATTACATCGTTGACTAACTGCTCTAGCATTTTCAGCGTTATTCGAGGAAGTCCTGCTTTGTCAAAAGAGTAGTTTACAACAGGATAGACTCCGAATGTTGCATAGAACTCTTTACGAAATCGAGATACCATCTCCTCAGCCAAACGCTTCTTGTAGCTCTTTTTCATGGTATTATCTTTTGGTGATGTCCAGTTTTTTGCCTATATTATATAAGCTACCCCCAGACAAAAGGGCTGATCAAACCAGTATCTGGGACTGGATTTGCGATCGATCCCGCGGTCAGCCGCGGTTCCCAAAGTTAATACTTTGCGGGTGAGATCGCTCACTTTAAATGCTTGAGCTATGAGAAAATGGATGAAAGAAAACATGCCTGGTACCTGGAAGTTCTTTGAGGACTTCTTCAACGGCCTGAATAATAAGCCGGGAGGACACTCCCTGAGAAAACTTCTAGCAGTAGGGTTCTTCTGGTTAACTGCAGCACTTTGTTTAAAGTACACAGATTCCAGCAACTTGTCTACTGTAGTAGGTATCCTTTGTGGTATGATTACTTCTTTGATCATCACTTACTCTGTGAGTAACATCAAGCAGATGAAGATTAAACAAGAGCCTTCCGAAGAACCTAATGTGCAGGAGGAGGGTAAAAATGAATAAGGCCAATCTTATAGCTTATAGCAGCTTGATTGGGATAATCATTATTCTCCTTGCCATCATTTACTTTCGCAAGCCTCAAGTGATTGTAGAGTCAGACCGGGAGAAAGTTCTTGAGGACTCAATAGCTGTGCTGAACACTAGAATAGATTCTAGTCATGTTCGACAAGCTAAAATCCAGAAGGCTTACGATAGTCTTCTTTCCATCGATCCCATTGTAATATCCAAGACCCGTGATAAGATCAAGTTTATTTACAGCACTAATAGTCCTGATGAGTTGGACAGCATCATCCGCACAAACTGGAAAACCAAATCCCGATACCGTTAAGTGTTACGGTGTGAAGGAGCTCCAGTATATTGCAGCAACTTTGGTTGAAGCCAGAGCTTGCGATACACTATTGTCTACAGCGAACGCAAAGCTTGCCAACAGAGACACTCTCATCAAAGAAAAAGATTACGAGATATCTCAACTGAACGGACAGCTCGTTCTCAAGGATAAGATCATTGAGGTAAAGGAGCAGGAGATCAAAGAGATCAACCTGCACCTTGAAGCTGCTGAGCGTCATAAGAAATGGCTCAAGTTCGGCTGGGGATCTACGTCAGTCATCCTGGGGGGAGCCCTGGTCTACTTTATTCTCAACTGAGAAAGCTGTTGTCCAGGAAGCACGATCTAAAATCGTCCCGAATCCCATGATTAAAGAGTGTGCTTCTCTTATCGGAAACTTGGCACCCCAAGCCATGATGTCTTGAATGTCAAATTCCAAGTTGGAGCCGGCAACATCTTTTATCCAGGCCTTTGGTCTTTTCTCGATAGCGTCATATCCCATGACGATACCGATGTTGGTTCTACCATTAAACCAGACTACACCTATAGGTTTACTGCTCATTCTAGTTCTTCTTCAAGAATCTCCAAAAGCATTTTATCAGTGTCCCACATGGACTTCAGCATGATACCCATACCTACTACCATGATCATTCCAGTAGCATAGTCCAATCCTTTTTCTACAGATGTTATGGGGCCTGTATGCCAACCATACATTACAATGTAGATCAGTGTTTCCAATAACCAGATTCCCCAGCCTATGAAGAATATGACTTTACCTAGGCGGCGAAGATCTTTTATGCTTTTGAGCATGCGATATGCACGCTCTTCTCTGTCGTCTCTTACCATACGATTTGATATTTATAGTGTTTGAGTACAAGATCACTTGTCTTGTTAAAGATGTCACCTGAGTCCCATTTTTCTTGGTTCTGATGTGCTGCAGATGCAGGGTGACTACACATTAGCTTCCAGTTGTTATCAGGAATAGATTTAGCCCACTCTTGTGCTTTCTTACCCATAAACACATACACAAGCCCTGGATTGTTGAACGATAAGATATCGAACAAGTATGCCAGAAAAGGCTGCCACAATATATAGTGTTGACCTACTCGGTTTATTGTTGTAGTAAGAGCTATGTTGAGCATTAGGATTCCTTGTTTTGACCAGCGTGCCAAATCAGGATCCCAAGTATATCCTTGGTTAGGATACACGGTGTCTTCTATTTCCTTGAACATGTATCGTAAAGAGGCTTGTACCTTTCCATCGTTACCGCATGAGAAAGCTATGCCGTCCGCTACCCCGGGATAAGGATAAGGGTCTTGTCCGATCATTACTACCTTGAGATCATTGTAAGGACATTCTTCAAATGCCCGAAACAGTTGTTTGATCACCGGAGTAAACCTGCGATTGTCTCTTGCTTCTGCCAGTAGACTCTTCAGGATCTTGTGAAAATCATCACTGAGAAGAAAGCCTTTTAGCTTATCCCCCCAGCCTGAGGGTTTTAACCTCTCGTACAGTTTCATCTGTACTTCTTCTAAGTTTACACTTTCTAGATTGCTCATCTTACACTTGTAAAGTTTAGCGAATAATGCTTATCTTTGGAGCATGGCAAAGAAATTTAACGTAAAGACCATACCCTTCGAGGCGAAGATCAACATCCAGATACCTGGTAGCTTTTATGCAAGACTGCAGCAGCTTGTTGTTCATTACGGTAACTCTAAGCCTCATTCTGAATTGCTTGCTGCTATGCAAGCTTTAGCCAAGAATGAGCAGGCCAAGAGTGAGTTTGAATACCATATCCACACCTTGACTATTCTGATCTGGGAGATTGAGAATGCTGCTAAAGAGCAGAATCTCTTGAAAGATGAAGAGATTGAGATTCCGGAAGAAGGTGCTGATTAACGCAAGTTCATTCCCACGGTATCTCCGATCTCAATAATAGCCTCGATTGCAAGAGCTAGTTCATCCTTGGAACAGTCTCCAAAAGATTTGCACACCATAAAGGTGTCGCCTCCTAAGTGTTTTCTTACACATAATCCGGCTTGTCTTTTTACCTCCAGCTTCATATCCTCAAAGCTGTAGCCAAGTTCTTTTGCAAGTTCTCGAATACATACATGGATTTTTGCTAGTTGAGGTACACTACCGTTATCAACGTTGGCTTCCATGAAGATCTCGATGGTTTGTCCATCTACGATTCCCTTCTTGAATTCTCCATAACGTGTAGCATCTGCTGTAGTAGCAGGTACGAGTTCTCCATAAATGTTCTTTACGAATTGTCCGTGGAATATGTTATGCTTCTCACTCATGCTTCAATTTCTTCTTCGCGTTTTACCTTGAGTTTGGAGATATGACAATCCTTCTCATCAAGATCGTCTCTTTCACCTAAGAGTACTGGTTGAAATAACGAGCCTCCAGGGAAGTAGTAAAGATACTTGATTTCTACTATGCTATTGACCTTGGGTATCTGTTGATTAGGATACACCGTGGCATTCCCTACCGCGATTCTTCCTTTACCGTCATGAACAGCAAGCATGATGGATCTTTTATCTTGATTCACTTTTGTCACAATACAAGAAGCTGTTGCACAAAACTTGTACTTGAGCTGGTCACCTAGTGAATTAGGTCTTCCTGGAGTGTACTTAGAGTCCTTGCGCTTGAACACAATTCCTTCGGCATTATCTTCCTTCAGTCTTTGTAGCAAAGCTTTCTTCTCTTCCTTCGTCCAAGCAACTGGAGCTAGTTGTGCATATACTCCATCAAACACAAACTCTTCACGAAGCTTCTTGTAACGCTCCTCAAAGCTGAGTCCGGGTATTACATTATCAAATATTACAACCTTGTCTCCAATAGCTTCTCCATCGAGAATATAAATTCCTTCCGGAAGAATACTTTGAAGATTGTCTGGGATGGAAACGGTCAGTCCTTTGCGATTGGTACCTATTAGTGAGGCACCATTTCTTATAAGACCTCTACGCTTTCCATCATACTTTTCTTGAGCACACCAATTAGGATCGTTGATATAAGCTTCTACAGTATCCTCATCGATATCGTTGAGGAGTTGTGGTCTGAAACCTGTATCTGCAGGATCAGTTACACTCATAGTAGGAGCAGCTTTACCTCCGATCATTTCTTGATAGCCTTTGCCGGTCTTTTCTTGCACAAGTTTGTCATAGACTTTTCTTGCAGCTTGAACAGTCGCACCGGAAATTTTTGTACCAGTAGTTAAAGCAGAGCCTCGTCTTCCATAGGCGAAGTCTACTTGGTACTTCCCGTTTATTTCAACGAGCTTTACATGATACACCTTATCAGAGCCTCCCTGTCTAAAGTAAAGGTCTGTCTTGTCAACTATTGTCATAGCTTTATTCCCTTTTCATTACACCAGTTTATGCACACTTGTGAGATGAGCTGATGCAAATCTGTTATCCGGTTTTCATCAATGAAAGTGATAGCGCTTATCACCATGACAGGAGAGAGTTCGAATCTCACCTTACTCCATACTGGTATTAACCAGTCCCAGGATTCATGGAAACGCAGATCTTCTAAGCCGATGAGCTCGAATTCTACGTCCATAAGATCCTTGAAATGCTTTTCTCTCAGGTAGCCTGGGCCACCCATGAAAGCTGTTATAGCATTATTTCTTTGGGCAGTTGTCATAGCGTGCTAATCAACTGCGCAATAGTTTCTTCTGCTACAACATGGTTCTCTACATCTCGAGATCCTAGTTGTTTGTACAGAGTTTTGTATTGCTCTGGTGTAATAGCTTGCATATTGTGCAAGTGTAAAAGATGCTGATACAGTTTACCTGTATCGACCCATCTGGCTTCACTAGCCATAGGTCCTGATTCGTCTTGACTCATAAATCGTCTGCTTGGTTCATAAATGTTTGTGCTTTGTTGCGCTCTTGAATTGCTTCGATGCGCCGCTGATCCAACTCGATGATTGATTCACCACCTAGTTCCAGGTCCACTTCTATTTCGTCGTAGAAGCGAATAGTTTTGTCCAGCTTTCTTGCTAGACCTTTTGTTACCGGCTGATCACGGAGAACACTCTGAATATGCTTCAGCGTCTCTTTCATTTGCCAGTGTTCTTTGAGGTTTACCTTCATTTTACTAAGG